ACCACCAGGTTTACCGGCTTGAGTGCTCCCCGGCCGAGCCCGACGACGTGTACCTTGATCTCGGCACTCCCGAACTTAACTATGAGCTGGTTGTGCTGCTCAACAAAGCGCTCGAAGTGCGCGGAGGTTTGTCATGAACGCCGAAAGTCTGAAAATCCTCGCCGAACGCTTCTGCGCCGCTCCACTACCTGATAGCGTGTGCGCGGACCTCTGCGCCACCAAACAGGGCCCGGGGCGCTCTGGCACCAATCTCCTCACCGTGGGCGAGGCCATGGAAGTTCTGGGACATGTCTTCCCACTGGAACAGTGCGTGCCTACGCCGCCGCTCGTCGTGCCGCATCCCGGCGGGCACAAGGCCGAGGATCTGGTCTTCTCCGCCTACACGCGCTGCCCGTGTGGCCTGGGGCTGGCCTACGTGCGCGGTTCTGGTGGGTTCAGCTATTGGGATTGCTCCGGCATTCTCATGGGCACCGCCGATCCGAAGATGAAGCACACCGACAAGCTCCCGTTCACGTTCTACGAGGTGAAATCGGAACTTCAGCCGAGCGCCCAGGGCGCAACGACGAGGCCGTGAGATGACGATGACCATGACGCGGGAACAGAAGGAGCGCATAGCCGAAGCCTACAGGGTCAAGGCTATGCGCGAGCTTCTCCCGTTCATCATGTGGACGAAGCCCGGGTACCTAGCCGGTTGGTTCCAGCAGGTCGTGTGCGAGGCCATTGACGAGTTCCTTGAAGACGTGCTCGCCCACCGCTCGCCCCGGCTCATGCTCTTCGCCCCGCCCCGGCATGGGAAGGCACTCGCTGTCGGCACTCCTATCCCTACGCCGGATGGCTTCTCCAACATCGAGGAGCTACGTGCAGGAGACTCGGTGTTTGCCGTGGACGGCTCTGTAACCAAGGTCGTTGCTGTGTCGAAAGTGTGGCGCAATCGCAAAGTCTACAAAGTGTCGTCCAACACTGGCGAAGAAGTTGTAGCCGATGCGGCGCATGAGTGGTCTGTTAGGCTGGACAGAAAATTGAAGGCGTGGACAGTGCGCGAAACCGAGTGGCTGGCCAATCGCACTTCTCCGCGCAGACCACTATCCCCATGCGCGGAGCCCATCAAGTTGCCAGTTGCCGATCTGCCCGTAGCACCATACACGCTTGGGGTGTGGCTTGGAGACGGCAAGAACGATTGTGGTTTCATCACACAAAGTCTTGAAGATGCAGTGCATGTGTTGGCGCGCATCAATGATGACGGCTTCGTGACGCGACCACACGCCAACGAACTCAATACAGGCATCCTTGGTCTGCACGTGAAGTTGCGCGAACTGGGTGTGCTACAAAACAAGCACATCCCCATGTGCTATCTCCGCGCCTCTGTGGAGCAACGCACAGCGCTTCTGCAAGGGCTGATAGACACCGATGGACACGTAGCGCCGGATGGACAGACAGAGTTTTGCAACACAAACAAGGAACTTGCAGAGAACGTACTTGAGCTAGTTCACACACTGGGTGTGAAAGCATCATTCATCCACGGGCGTGCCACGCTCTGTGGCAAAGACTGCGGACCAAAATATCGCGTGATGTTCTACATGAAAGATGCAGCGTCTTTGCCGCGCAAAGCGATACGCTGCAAAGACGGTGTGAAAACGCCGGGGCACTATCTCTCGTTTGAAGACGCTGGCACAGCGAACACAGTGTGCATCGAAGTGGCGCACGAGTCGCACCTCTTTCTTGCGGGCCGTGGTTTTCTGCCAACACATAATTCTGAGATCGTTTCTCGCTCCATGCCAGCGTTCGCGTTCGGCAAGAATCCAGACCTCTCCATCATCGCCACGTCCTACTCCAATGACTTGGCCTCCACGATGAACCGTGACGTGCAGCGCCGGATCGACACGCCGGAGTATCACCAACTTTTCCCCGACACCACGCTATCCCGTTCATCCGTCCGCACCGTGACCGCAGCCGGTGCGTTCATGCGCAACTCGGACACGTTCGAGATTGTCGATCACACCGGGCTTTACAAGAGCGCGGGCGTGCAGACCGGCATCTCCGGCCGTGGCTTTGACATCGGGATCATTGATGACCCAGTCAAGGACGCACAGGAAGCGGGCTCGCAGACGATTCGAGACTCCGTGTGGGCGTGGTACCTTTCCACCTTCTTTACCCGGTGTATGCCAGGGGCAGGAATCCTCGTCATCATGTGCATGACCGGAGATACCCGCGTGCTCATGGCGGATGGTACCGAGACGCCACTGCGTGGCGTGCGCGTAGGGGATTCAATCGCAACTTACGAAAACGGGGCGCTTACAACGTCCACGGTGCGAAATTGGAAGAATCAAGGTATTGATAATGTCTTTGCAATTAGGATGACTTCCGGTAAAATCGTGAAAGCGAACGAGCGGCATCCTTTCCTCGTTTGCAGGAACGGAGAACTGGAATGGAAGCGACTGAAAGACCTGAAGATTGGGGAGAAGCTGGTGGCGGTCGCAACCAATGCGGGCGGTGGGGCAAATGGCGCGGCGTCCTCTGCGCTGTCGATGGGTGTGAATCCCCGGTTTCCTGCAAAGGATTCTGCAAGTACCATTACCACAAAGCGCGGTGGGCTGATGGATACAGTCGCCGCACCCACGAAGCGGAGCGTGCGGCACATCTCAGGAATCGGTATGGAATTGTGCCAGAGCACTACGCTTCTCTGCTCAAACAACAAGGAGGCAAATGCGCCGTGTGCCGCAAGCCACCCACCAGCAAAAACACGCGCCCTGGCGCAAGATTCTATCTCTGCGTTGATCACGACCACAAAACCGGTGAGATCAGGGGGCTGCTCTGCAACGATTGCAACATCGCCATTGGCCGAATACGCACATCAAAAAATCTCAGCGCCGCTGCCGCATACTTGCGACTTCACGGAAGATGAGATCGTCTCCATTGAGACTGCTGGCAGAGAAGACGTGTTTGACATTGAAGTGGATCGCACGCACAACTTCATTGCCAACGGTCTGACAGTCTCAAATACTCGGTGGCACGCCGACGATCTTGCCGGCCGTCTCTTGGCGCAGATGGAGCGCGGCGGCGGCGGCGAGCAGTGGAAGGTGCTTCGGTTCCCGGCCATCGCCGAGACGAATGAGCAGTACCGGAAGAAGGGCGAACCTCTCCACCCGGAGCGCTACAGTCTCGAAATGCTCAACTCGATCCGCAAAGGCACGTCGGACGCCAAGGGTGCCAAGGCGGGCGTGGGCTCTCAGGTGTGGGCATCGCTCTACCAGCAGCGGCCATCATTGGTCGAAGGGAACATCTTCAAGGAAGGCAACTGGAAGTACCTTCGTGCGCCGATGCCGCCGTCACAAATGGGCTTCAAGGAGCGCCGGCACTATCTCCGAGAGCTTGGCATCACGCGCATCATCCAGCGCTGGGATACCGCGCTTGGCGCGAAAAAACAGGCTGACTTCTCCGCGTGCGTGACGCTAGGCATAGCGCCATCGCGGTTCTACATTCTCGATGTCTGGAAGAAGCAGATCGAGTTTCCAGAAGTGAAGCGCCAAGTCCAGCTTCTTTACGACAAGTGGCTCCCGGCCAAGGTCTACATCGAGGGTGGCGGGAGTGCTTCTGGGAAGGCCACTGTCCAGGCCATGAGGAGGGACGCGCGCGTTCCAATTTATGAAACGGTCACGGCCATTGACAAGGTGCTTCGCGCCAATGCCATCTCTCCGCAACAGGAGTCGGGCTTCTGCTACCTCTTTGAAGGCGAGTCATGGACCGCAGACTTTGTGCAAATGTGTTCGGCGTTCCCGAACATCGCGCACGATGATGATGTGGACGCGTTCATTGGTGCGATGGAAGAGGCAGTGGGGCGCAAGGGCCCGATGAACATCCCGGACGAACTTCTCAGGTCGGAAGGAGTGCTGTCATGAGCGAAGGCATGATCGAAGTCAAGCGCTTCACTATCGGCAAACGCTCCGGCTCCTGGGCACCGCTGATGCCGACCGGCACTGGTGGGGAGTGTCTGTGCAAGCTTCTCTTTGACGATGGCGAGTGCGTCATTGCCCGCATGGTTCCGGACAAGGCGAAGGAAACGAAATGATCAATCCATGGGGCTGGGCGACCAAGCAACTGAAGTACCACGCTGATCTCCGCGCGCTTGATCGTCGGCGCGAGGAGCAGCGTGAGCATGTGCAGGCTGCGCACCGGCAATACAAGCGTGAGATAAGCGACGTGGCCATTGCTTCGGCCATGGTGGACGTTGGCCCCAATGCGTTCAAGGCGAACCTGCCACGCCCCAAGTTTGACGTGCGGCCCTACACTCCTCCGTTCAAGGACATCGTGTGCAGCGAGCAGGACATCGTTGCAATGGACGACATGCTCGCACCGTTTTATGGACAGAAGGGCGCTACGCCTATGTTCCAGAGCGGCGGATTCCCGGGGTTCCCATACCTCACCGAGTTGACGCAGATCAACGAATTTCGTGACATCGCTGACACCGCCGCAAACGAGATGACACGGAAGTTCATCAAGCTCCACAGCGATGGCAAGCATAACCGAGATGACGTGATATCCGGGATCGAGGCGGATCTTCGACGGTTTCACATCAAGGAGTGGTGCAACTGGCTGGTGAAGTTCGATGGCTACATGGGCCGCGCGCAACTCTTCCCGGACTTCGGCGACAAGGACGAGGAGCTTGCCCTTCCGCTGCTCATCACTCCACAGAAGATCAAGAAGAATTCTCTCAAGGGCTTCAAGGGCATCGAGCCGATCACGACGTATCCGGCGGATTACAATGCCGACGACCCGCTCTCTCCCACGTACTATGTGCCGGAATCGTGGTGGGTCTACTCGAAGAAGGTCCACGCCAGCAGGCTGCTGACGGTCATCGGCCGTCCTCTGCCGGACCTTTTGAAGCCGGTTTACAACTTCTCCGGAATGAGCTTAAGCCAGCTTGGCCAGCCGTATGTGGACTACTTCCTGACGGCGCGGGACTCGGTTGGCCGGCTCATGAAGAACTTCTCCACTTCCGTTTTCAAGACGGACATGGAGGGCATTCTCCAGGGGCAGAACTACGAGCTTTTCAAGAAGCGCCTCCTGTACTTTACCGCCGTGCAGAATAACCAGGGCGTGTTCATGATGGACAAGGACACCGAGGAGTTCGGCAAGGTCGATACTCCGCTCGGCGGCCTGAAGGAGCTTCTGGCGCAGGCGCAGGAGCACATGGCCACGGTGGCCAAGACTCCGCTTTCCGTCATGTTCGGACTCTCCCCATCTGGCCTGACCACCACGGCCGAATCAGACATCACCATTTTCAACAATCACATAAACAACCAACAGGAGCTTTTGCTGCGCGAGGTGCTGGAAGCCATTATCAAGATCCTCATGTGCAATCGGTACGGGAGGATCTACGACGACATCTCTTTCGACTTCCCGGACCTTGTTTCCATGACTGAGAAGGAACGCTCGCAGATCCGCACTGCCAATGGCGCTACGGACGTGGCGTACATCACGGCTGGCGTCGTGTCTAACACTGAGGTTCGGCAGAAGGTTGCTGGTGATCCGGACTCCGGCTACGACATGCTCGACGTGGACAAGCCGGACGGCAAGCTCATCACCGCATCCGCTACTCCACAGGCTAAGGAGGGCGGAAGCTCGCCGACAAACAACAACGCCAATCCGGACAAAGCCGAGGAAAACGGCAACACGAACCAGACCGAGGGAACGCCGGATAACAACGCTGGGACAGAGGGCAAGGATAGCGCCCTCCTTCGTTCCGCCGTGGACATGATGCTCCACGATGCCAGCAGTGTGGCCATGGACGCCGGAATGTTCAACGGCAACCAACACGTCGGCGGTATCAGCCGTGACCCCTCCACCGCCGCCATGCAGCACTCCGGCATCGCAATGCGCGCGACGAACCTCGCCAAGAAGAACGGCTTCCCAAGTTCACATGTCCGTGCGCGCATCGCCCATCAGCGCGCGTTCAACGCGC